AATCGGGCCGTAGTCGCCCAACTCACGGGACTTCTGGACTGGTACCAGCCTGTTGGTGGTGCGAGAGGTGCGCCTCAGGTTGAAGACTTCAATACGGTCCAGACCTATGTTAAGGGCTCGGGCCTTCTTCTCGTACTCTGGGGTCCAGTACTGTAGCAACTGCTGGATCATACGAAAGCGCTGGCTGGCAGGGATGTGAACAGCCTCAGACGTAGTGATGTCAATGTCCCTGCTGTACTCCGTCATAAGTCCCCAGAGGGCCTCAATCATGGCGTCAATACCTATAACGTCCTTGACTACCGCCGACAACTGCTCCCTGTCCATGTCCAGCGTGTGCATGTGCTGGTTCAGGGCCAGTTTGGCGTAGAAGGTCAGGTCTGCGGGAAGTAACCACTCAAAGTGGTAGCCCTCTACAAGAAGCGTCGTACCAGCCGAAGGTGTCGTAGCCAAGCGTATGAGCCCATTACGGTCATCAACATCATACTGGCTACTAGTAAGTTCCGTGGTCGTACTACTGACATAAGTTGCTACCCATAGTTTAGTGGAGTCAATGTTAGGGTGCCCTAGGTCATAGGTTCTACCTACGGCAGCGAAGTCTAACTGGAAGAACCGTGGGAAGTCCCTAAGGTAGTTACGTGCGGTAGTTTCAACGTCGGTTAGAGCCGCCATGTCTATATTGTACTACTACTGGGCGGAGTCTGTTCCGGGTACTGAGTCCTGCCCCGGCTGGTTCACAGCAGGGAACACATCACTGATACGTGCAGGCATGTGCCGCCTAACCGCAATGATGTTGGTATAAGGCTCAGACGTTGGAGTGGGAAGGTCAGCCATTCTCAATGGCCTCCAACCGTTCAGTCAGTTCCTGAATGGCCTTGACGATGGGGGCCGTGAACTCCATGTAATTTAGATGTTTATTTCCAGTTTCGGGCTGGTCGTGTACCACTACTGGTGGAATCCCCTGAATGTCGCAGACAGTCTCCACATCTTGAGCAACCAGTCCCCAATGAGTCTCGCCGGGAGCCTCTTTGTACTCAAAGGATAGTGGCTCCAGAGCGTTGATAAAGGCCAAGCCGGGGGATGTCCCAAAGGACTGCTTCAACGACCGATCCGAGGAGACGACGTGAGAGCCTGCGTACACAGCACCCGAGAAGTATCCGGCAGCGTATTTAAACCAAGGAGAACCTATGATATAGGCCCCAGAGGCACTTGGGATGAGGTGTTGCGTGTACAACCCCCCTATCAGGGTTTGGGTAGTTGTCTTAGTGGTAGACACGTACTCAGAAGAGGTAGTACCAACGTAGTTAAAGGTGAAGGTGCTCCCCGACTGGGTAACCACCATTTCGGTACCACCGATGAACGACACCAGACCGTCATTGCCGATGGCAGTCTGCGGGTTCGGACCACCAGCCGTGGTCTTAAAGGAGTAGGTAGTCCCTCCAGTTAGAGCGGTGGTCATAGTCGGGATTGCTCCGTCGGTGAAGTTCACCGTCCCCGTAACAGCCCCCGACAGCGTCAACGTCTGTGATGGATGGGTGTAGGAAGTCGACCCCCCACCGGGACCACCGGGACCCGTGGGACCTGTGGGGCCTATGGGACCCATTGGGCCTGTGAGTCCTGTGGGCCCTATGAGTCCCGTGGTACCCTGTGTACCTTGGTTCCCCTGACCTCCTGTGGCCCCAGCGGCAGCGGCTGTGGAGGAATACTGACCTAGATTGGTCCATACAGCGGCAGCGGTCTTGATCCACACAATGGACTGACCGTCAGCGGGTGTGATGCTGGAATCAATCCTGATCTCACCGATAGCGCCATCGGTGGACCCCGGCGCAGACGAGACCGCAGTTGGGTTGGCCTGCGGCATGACAAACACTCGCTTGTCTACGACAGAGGTGCCGTCAACGTCGGTGTCGCCTATGTTGTAGTACACCGCAGCCACCAGCATGTGCGTGGTGGAATCGAAGTCAGGATAAAGAGCGTTTGATGCGCTCTCTCCACCATTGACCGTGGTGCCCTCAATGGCGGTGGCACTAAACACACCACCTGCCTTCTTTACCAGAATCAGAACAAACTTTGCGTTGCTACCTGATGAGGGTGCAGAGATACTAATAGAGGTGTCAGTAGACAGACTAAAGTACTCACCATTTAGATAACCAGTAATGGCCCCAACAGATACTGTGTTGGCAGCCGTTCTGGCTACGGCTCCTCCGGTCAGAACACCTGACTTGCGGTAACCAAGGCTCTGGAAGTCGCCCTTGTCCGGTTCTGCCTGATCTGGTTCTATCCCGGTGTCCGGGCGATTGGGGACCGTAAAGGACATGCGCTACCTCAGAGTGTCGTAGATATTGCCGCTCGCAAGCAGGTAGTTATACAGATCCTGTGGTAGGTCATAGTGATCCCCGTCAACAAAGTCCCAAGGCTGGCCGTTGAAATACATTCTCCAAGTGCCCTTGATACGACCACGCTTGGTTTCAGGAACGACAGTAATGGGTTCCTCAACCACCTCTGCCGTTGGCTCCTCAACTACTGGAGCCTTCTTCTTAGCGGGAGCCTTTTTAGCCACTGGCTTACTAGCCGGGGCTGGTGCTACTTCTACTTCTTCTACTTCTTCTACTTCAGTTTCTTCTGCCATGTTGATCTATTCCTATTCTTTCCGTTAGGGGCTTATAGGCGGCGAGGGGGAGAGGCTCGTAGGCCTCTACCCCCCGCAACACCATATTACACCATCGCCGCTACCTAGACTAGGCGATGGCACCACCAAGGGTGTTGATGATGACTCGTGATTCGCTGGTTATTACACCAAATCCCCAGATGGCGTACCATGCGAGGCCGTGCTCACGACCGAAGTCGATCACGCCACCGTCGCGCAACTCCACCGGAAGAGCGATGGCCTGCCCGAAGGCATTGTCACCGATCATAATGGCGTTGTAGGCGAGGGCGTTTGGCTGGACACCGGCAGTACTGCCGTCGTCATCCAACCCAGTAATCGCTGCAAGCGGGGTTGTCAGACCCTGTGTGACCTGAGTGGTCTCAATGAAGACCACGTCGTACAGGCGACCGATTTCACCGAGCATGAAGTTGCCGGGAGCGGCGTACTTCGTGACCTCAATGAACTCGGGCCAGTCACGCAGTGAGCGGCTCTGCGACGGGTGAACGAAGCACACGTAGGTGTCACCCAGTCGCGGAATGTTCTCCGCAGCCAGTGTCTCAACCGCATCCTTGATGGTTGTGGGTGAGAGGTAGCCCGGAGCACCCACTGTACCAATGGTGCCGCCATCGTATGGTGAAACCGTGGTACGAGCGCCTGAAGCCTTCATCCGACCGAAGGTGATCGACGGAGCAACCGCCGCACCTCCACCGAACGGGACACCAGCCTTGTACAGGGTGTTACGTGCCTCAATATCCATCGACTGTGCCATGTGACGGCCAAGGAGACGGGACGACGACGCCATAACGTCATCGAAAGAAGCGTTGAGGAGCAACTCAGTAACCGAGATAGCCTGACCACGTTCAGAGACCGTGATCTGGATCTGGCTAGCCGAGAGTGCTGTGGGCTCCATACGGGTACCCTCAGTCAGTGTCGCACCAGTGCTCTGGTCGACTCCGAGGTTGGTGTAACGCATGAAGTTGACGGTGAGACCCGGCATAACGCCAAGTTCCGTCTTCTTGACAGCGAACTGCTCAAAGCGAAGTACAGGCATAGCCTGAAACAAGATTTCCTTGCTCCAGATAGTCTGTATCGCTGGGGTCAGCGCTGTGTCTGACGAGTAGCCGGTTAGCGACGACTGGTCAGCAGCCGTCGTAATCGAACCACCCGAAGGCGCAGGTAGGGCCATTAGGTGTTCCTCCGTTAGGGGACTATGGGGTTATGTTGTTAAAAGCGACCTTGTGAGGGTCGCGCCTTTAGGAGCCTGTCCCGCATTTGCATGTACTGTTCCATCGGCATATCGCGGATGTCCTCCGCTGTTAGTGTCTGCTGATCCATCTGAGTGTCCATTGGCCCGACAGGGGGAGCCGTTACCGGCGACCCCCTCAATCCACTCGTATGAGTGGACTGCTGGATTGACTCCAGTATAGCACTACTGCGTTCCTTAAGTACCGCAATAGAATTTTCGATCTCCTCTTCCGTGGTGCCGGAGATCAAATCACGGAGTTCGGGAATAATATATTCCCCCTCCTCGGTCATACGTCGCTGAAGGTAGACCTCCAGTTCACGGAAACTACGCTCCTTTTCAAGCATCGCATCCTGAGTGGCACGCTCCTCTTCGATCTTGGCGAGGCGTCCCTCCCATTCTGTTTCCACGACCTTGAGTTTCTCATCGAACTCAGTCTCACGCTTGGTGATGAGTTCCTTGGCGCTCAGTTCTTCATCTTCGCGCTTCCTGATAGCGTCAGACTCGGCCTTAGCCAGCCGTGCAGCCTCGGTCTTGGTCTCTTCACTCTCCGTAGAAAGAGTGGACAACTGTTCCTCCAGAGCCTTGACCCTGTGATCTGAGTCTTCAAGACGCTTGTACATCTTGTCCTTCTCCTGAGTACGAATACGCTCTACGTCATCTTCAGAGAAGGTTCTGCTGGGAGAAGAATCCTCAGAACCGATGTCAAATGCTGCTTCGGTCATATCTGTCTTGTCGGATGCTTTCTCCACAGTTGGAGGTAGCACTACTGCATCAGGCGTCTTACCGCCAGAGTTACTGTCTGCCATGGCTGTTTCCTTACCTAGTTTGGCTTATTTGGTCTTGATTAGTTAAACTTATTGGTTATTCTTCTTCGGGAACACGACGCTGGGCGAACCTCGCACCGTATGCCCTTTGGATCAAGTTGTCTAACATACCTGCGTCTGCCCCTACAGCGGGGACCCCCGGAAGGATTCCCCCGCCCTCTGAGCCTGACTCAGAAGAGTCGTTACCAACAGGAGCGGCTCCCTCAGGGGGGAGCAGTCCGGTGGCGGCGAAGATGGCCTGCTGGACCTGTGCGTTGAACATTTCCAGCGATCCCTGATCCAGAGCGTCATCCATCTGTTCCTCAAAGACCTCAGCCATCTTCTCATTCGGGAACTCTTCCCCGAGTAGTTTGAGAGCGCCACGCTTGGACTCAAGGCCAAGAGCCAACTTGGCCTGAACCTCATTGAGTGTGATAAGCACGTCTACTGGCAGCGGATCTGGCCAGTGGCAGGTGGTCTGGTAAGTGAGCGGGTCAGTGGGGTCCAGTTCAATAGCGTTGTCCTTCTCCGGCTGGCCTGAGACAGATGGATCGTATACCAGCAAATGGGGCTGGAATACGGCTGCCGTTCGTATCACGATCTCGTTTACCCTTTCAAGCCCCCTAGTAAAGTGTACCTTCTTCATACTATAACGGTTCATCATTGGCTGATACTGAATAGCCAAAGCAACACCGCTGGTATTGGAAATGGGCTGGGTCTGTCCAAGTGCAGTTTCAGGCACACCGGTAAGTTCGTGCATCGTGCGCTTAATCACAGAAATGAACTCAAGCGCACCTGCCATCTCCCCTCGGGATTCAAGGTTGAAGACGTTGCTATCCTTGGGCAACCCAGCCCAAACCTTCTTAGGACCTCTTTCCAACTGACTCGCCTTGGCTCCGGTGATGATGGTCACCGGGGCAGCGTGGTAGTTGATGATGTCCGACACCTCTGCCATCTTCTCGTTCAACTCTCGGTTGAGAGGAATGATGTCCCAGATGTCGCTTTGTCCCCAAGGAGATGAGGAGATTGTGGTGTTAGGAATGTGAACGATGGGTATGTGCCCGATAGCGTTGGGGTAGGTGTCCACCAACTCATCGTTGATGTACTGCTCCACTGTATCATCAGTGATTATTTCAGTGAAGGTGTACACCTGACGAGTGCCCTCTGAGGCTGTGCCCCAGAACCGGTACTTCAACTTGAACCGAAGAAGCCTAGTCCTGTCATGGGGATGGTACTCAGGGAAACAGTGGGCTGGGTTGAGGGGGAGAATGCGTATCTTACCCGCAATAGGAATCCCAATGGGGTCCACGTAGGGCTCCTCATAGGCCACCTTGACAAAGCAATCCCCTGTCACGGAGGCCAACTGGCCCATCTCCCATAGCACGTGTTCCTTGTTGTTGTGCTGTCCCCAAACCTTGTTTAGCAGGTGTGGAATGATAGCGTTGTTCTGTTCAGGGGTGCGGAACTGTACCCCCTTGCCAAAGCAGAAGTTAGTGATGTAGTCCGACATCGTGCGGACATAGTTCAAATAGAACTGGGACTCACCAAACTCTCGTCGGTATGCCCAGTGATGCCCGAGGTACCACGCCCACGCTGCCGAATATCGGTTCAGACGTGGTCCGTGGACCTCAAACTCCTCATCGGCTAGTTCAACTAGGCCGAGGGGTGATATTGCAACGGTGAGATCACTGGCAGACGCCCGATAAGACGGGGACCAGAAATCAACAGCCATAAATCACACCCTGTAACGTAAGTTAGTAGTAACTACTATACACCAGTTTATGACTGGTTTCAGTCAACTAGCGAGGCGGTACCCTTGGTGCCAACCTTGGCAGCAAATGCACCCTTCAAAACCGACAGCGCTGCGGCTACACCGGCACTGAGAACCATCTTCCAGTTGTCGACGCCTAGGTCAAGAACGCTGTTGGTACCAACGGCACCAATAGCAGCCTGCCCAAAGGTGGCAGCGACTCGCTCAAGCAAGTCCTTATTGAACATAGATAATCCTTTGATTGGGGGATTTGGGAGTGGCCGTTAGGATATACTCCAGCCTAGCATAGTATACCCGATGTATGACCCTTCTATTGCGAATACGACTTTCCTCGGTACATGGCCCAGCCATTCCGTATGGTGACCATTTCCAAATTGAACTTCCCGTCTCCCGGTTCATACTGAACAACACATAGGCCCTGCTGCCAGTCTTCATAGCGCTTCAATGGCCTGCCATCCAGATCGGTGCCGCCCTTTGTAGATGGCACCGCACCATCAATACGAGCGAGACATCCCGGTGATGCGGCAACCACTGTGCGTGGACCATCGTAGTCCTCACGGGTCTGTTCCGCCCACTCTCTGCGGTGGATATGCCCATACAGGACGGACACCTTCTCCCTCTTCAGGTAAGCGTGGGCAGTACTCCCACCAGACCTGACCAGATCACCGTGGATCACCTTAATGTGCTCGTTGATCCACACACAGGAGGCTGGATAGCCAGCAAGGTACTCAATGTCAAAGTCATCCAGCCTGCACAGACTGGGAACACTCAGCACCGGCCAACTGTCGGGACGCGAACCAATCCGTATACCGAAGGCTGCGGCAGCGTTGTCCAACATGAAGTTGGTCAGCCTCTCCTCGTGGTTGCCAGCCAACCATGTGATCTCAGCATGGGGAGCAGCGGCTCTCACCTGAGCGCAAATCTCCGTGGCCCTGTCAATAGAGGCCTGAGTTGTTTGCTGGAATGCAGGAGATAGGCGGTACTTTCCTAACTCTGGCAGGTCCAAGTTGTCCCCTACGAGTACCACCCTCTCGGGCTTAACATCCTTTAGGATACTGAGTGCCAAAGAGATGGCTACTTCATCGTGGGTAGGAGTGAGTTCCCCTTCCTTGTTCCTAAAGTAACCGATTTGCATATCAGGAAGAACAACACAGTTTCTCAGATCCGAGGCCTTCTTGGTGGTAGTGACCTTGGGAAGTTTGACCGAGGGACCGGGTTGGATGACCGGCCACTCCGGGCCTGTTTCCCACGACGGAGAAATCTGAATACCAACCAGATCATGTATCTGAGCCTCACCGTCAGCATCTTTCGTTAGGGACTGATAAAGGGACACCTTCTTAATGTCCCCGATGGAATCAATATCAATATCGTGTCTATCTAGTAGCGCTGCCAACTTGCCTAGGGCCTGACGGGGAGGTGCTTGGTCCAACTTCTCAGATAACTTAGCCCTGTTACTCATTGTGCTCCTCCAAGAGGCACCCACATATGTTACGCAGATGTCTCTGAATAGTGGCTGAAGATACGGGGTAACCCTGACTAGTAAGTACGCTGGACAACCAAGCGGAGGAGTACACCTTCCTATGTCCATTATTCTTGTCTGTGCGTACTTTGTCTAAAGCCCGGTCAAGTGCCTCAACCTCCTCTTGACTCAGGCTCTCTCTAACCCTTGCGAACAGGCACTGCTTAGGGTGAGGACTTCGTAAAGGCTTCTCCAAAGCGTCAACTAGTGTCACAGTGGGGGGATCGTCTGTCACGTCAGATGCTCCTTATCGTGTTACCTATGGTACACCATCGCTCCCGCTTCAGGGAGCGTTCATTGCTTTGAAGCAGGCTTCCTTCGTGTTGCCTTCTTGCTGGGGGTCTTGCTGGGGGTCTTTGCTTCACCATGCCAGTCTAGGTGCTTGGTGAGGCTTTCGCCATTACTGTCCACAGACACCTTAACATCTGCGATGGACTTCACGAGACCTTTCAGACTGTTAGCCACAACAGCGTGGTCTCTATGGTTCTCGTCCCTAAAGCGTCGTAAGAACAAGCCTAGCACCCCGAAGGAGCCAGTGACCAGCGCTGCCACGACAATGCCCCACGCCTCAGTCATCAATAACTGCCTGCGTCGAATAGGCTGAACTGGTCAGGGTGGACCACTGCCTTCTCCGGGCCGAGGGCATCCACCGTAGCGCGCTCCCTCTTCGTTGCCGATTTCGACTGGTACCGCTCTTCAGACCACTGACCGGCTTGTGCCTGACGAATAGACGGAAGACCACGCTCGGACATTGCCTGCCTCATAGAGTAGTCAATCATACTATGGATTCCGGTGATGCTGAGGGCATCTTCTACCGGGTTCTTGTCATCGGGAGGATTAGGACTCACCTTAGAGAGGTGTGCCATAGCCCCACTGCCACTATGTATGTCAGAAACCATGTAGTCCGGGTGCGAAGGTCTGAAACTGTTGACAAACGGTCCAGTCTTAGGCCCCATTCCCCCAGTGTCACCACCCTTGGTAACAAACAACTCTTTTGGATCGGCTGCTTCTGGTCCTTCTGTATACTCTGCCCGACTAAGGGTAGCCGCTTTACGAATGTTCGCAGGATACCCTACAGACCCAAGGTTTTCATCTTGGATAAAGGCGTCCGTCATCTCATGTGGGGCTGGGTTCTGAGGATCTCCGATAACCACGTCTGGGTTACGCCGCTCCATAGCAGACGCTCGCACACCCGCTCTTAGGTTGGGGAAGGATACCTCCCCACTCACTTCATCCTCCGCCCTAAACAGGACGTTCGGAGAAGTGACCCCCATCATGTTCAACATCGTGTTGTTAGTCACCCCTGACTCACTAGCAGCCTCACCAATGGCTGTGCCAACCTCTGACTGCGGATCATAGAAGTCAGAACCCACGGGGTGCGTTAAACCCTGCGTATCCGCACGGAAATAGGCCTGATCTATCTGGGAACCCAACGAACGAGTCATGCTCTTTATGTTTGCCCCGGTCTTAGCCATGACCTGAGATTGGATGCTGATCTGCTGCCGAAGAGGAATGTCTTCCCAACGACGTGGTTCACTCGCAGCCTGCGGGTCCTCAAACCCCGGAAGTTGCCGGTCCATGACACTGGGCACAGGTGCGCTAGCGTCCCCATGTAAGCCATGCTCAGGGTCTTGGACGGTCTTGGCTGGTAACTTCTTGTCCCACCCTTTCTCCCAGTAAATCTGTCGGATGGGCATGGAGGTGTTATACAGGTCTTGTGCTGTCTGAAACCTCTCGGGATTGTCTTTCTCCCACGCCCTGCGCGTTGCCGCAGAGCGACTCTTTGCCACATCAAACTCAGGAGACTTCTTAGACCGTGGAACGTCCTGACGAACAGTTAACTTATTGTCTGCCTTGAGTCTCTTTTGCCGTCTGTCGTCTGAAGGCATACGAGTCTAGCCCGCTACTCTACGTAGGGGTACTAGTCGTTAACGCGCGTGGCGTTGGGTCGATTCATGTGTGCGCCAGAGTTGAAGGAACGCTCAAACTGTGGCATACCATCTCCAGCCACGACACCCTGAACGAACTCTCCAAGCACAGACGGGGCCTCAATCCATGAAGCGGAGCCAACATGGGCACGCTCCTGCATCGTGACTTCGGCTGGCTTGTAGAACATCGCTGGGTTGTTGTGGCTAGGGCGACCCGGGACCGACGAGGTGTCGACGTATGCGCCAATAGCGAAGTCGTTTGGAACATCGGTATCAGTCGCAACACCTTCCTCAAATCGGAGAGAACCACGCTGGCCGGGCATATCCGGGCCCATCGTGCGCTCAAAGACGTTGCCCGCAACCTCAGGAAAAAGTGGTGCTGGTGCAACTGTGGGGTTCATTACGTTCGCCATGAAATCCTCCGAGGATAACGGGTAGGTACCTTGCTATATGATACCACTAAACAAAGAACGGATTCTCTGCTACGGACACTGTAGGCATAATGTCGTGTACCGTAAGACAGCAAGCCATGGATAGGCTGTCTGGGTAGTCATCAAAGGCACCCCTCTCATCTGGGGCCTCAGCCAGCAGGTAGGGGCCACGATTGATCCGTTCAAGGTCAACCATCTGCTGGTTGAACTTCCTCCAGCGCTTAGTCCGTCTCGCCTTTGAATGACCCGGAATAACCAACTGCTTACGCTGTATTAACTCTGTGAGGTGTACCCATCTCTCATTCTGTGCTTTAGCATCTGAAGACAGGGCCAGCACCTCAATGTCGGGCAGCAGCAGGGCTAGTCTTTCTGACACGGCTCCTCCTACACCTTGGGCGTCAATACCTATACGGAGAACGTCATAGTTACGCACGAAATCCACTATCTTGAAGTACTGGGACTCCCAATCCGTGTCATGCAGTTCCAGCCAATTCAGGACACGATGCTCAAAGAAACCCAATCCGTCAGGATGATCCCAGTCAACCCACACGGCTGTAGCCACTGTCGAATCGTTGGATCTGGCCACGTCGATCCCCATGACAATGGGGGTCCTCCACCATTCAGGCACCAGCGGCATGGAGGCGTCATATAGACTATCCAACCTCTCAGAGGTGACGAACATGCCCTTCTCAAGCATCCATTCATTGAGGTAGGACATGCGAAACTCGTCAGAGTCCTCCCCAATACGCACCTTCTCCTTGTTGATGAACTTGCCGTAGTTGACGTTGTACTTAGCCGCTACCTTCCAGTCATACTCAAAGTGAGACGCTCTCTGGGCTTTACGTTTGTTTACGTCACGTCGCTTGTTATACTGGATCATCTTATAGAAATACGATTTGTTACGAGTAGCCGTACCCGTTAG